CATAGCAATGCTACAACGATTAAACTAAACACTAAGCCTGTGAACACAAGAAACGCGTTTACCACCATCTCTATTCTTCCTTTCTTCTAGTACCTTCATATAATGCCTCTCACATTTATCACGAAAAGGACATTTATAAGAACAAACATCTGTATGGAAATTCCTCTGGTAACAATTAACTTGCATGTTGCATCCTCATAATATCTCTAAACCAGTTCTTTATCTTGATAGATTCATAACGTACAGCACCCATATTATAAGCACTAGTTAAATGCTTCATATCACTAAGAGACTTACCCAAGCGCATCAGCATGATGTTTGGTTTGTGGTCATCAGTAGTAGCACTATACTTAGCTGGATGGGAAAGGTCAACATCTGTACTAATGAAATACAGCCATTGTACAGGGTCATACCAAACACCTAACCATGTATCTTTATATCGAAGGCTCATTCTGTATTCACAGCGTTGAGTTTTCTTCTCAATAAAATCGTTGTTATCAAGTAACCATTCGTTGTCAATTGCATACGCTGAATATTCCGACCCATCAATAAGTTGACCAAAACGTGAATTATGCTTATCCTCTTTTAACTGCGATACCTCTACGTTCTGTACAAGAATGTCTTTAGTTTTACCGAACTTTTGGAACTCACCATGATACGGTTTATTCAGGTAGAAATAATCGAAGTATGGATTAGCAATACTGACAGCATTACTAAGAAAGAACACGATAACAGGCGGATGGTTAGTACCAGGTCGAGCAACAGTTTCATAAAGGTCAAGGAACTTACGTACTTCATCTTTAAGATAATGATATGTACCAGAGTTGTCAATAATGAATTCGTCAAAGATAATCATTTGAACATCAGGAAAGCTATCAGACTTCATAATGCTTGCTGTGGACAACGGTACAGCATATCCCATTACTTTCTTATCACATGTAAGGATATTAGATTCAGCTTTGAATACGTGGTCTGGGTACTTCTTCTCAACAGACTTAAACAGACGTCCACCTCGCATGATGGTCAACTTCTCAAGTTCTGTGGTAAGTCTACGCACGTACAGAAATTGCCAATTCCTACCCTTGGCCTTTTCCTTCAGATGCTTGTCGATAGCATAATCAAGGGAACCGAACGTCTTACCTGCGCCACGGTTTCCGATGATGAAGTTGAAAAGGCAGTTATGCGTAAGCGTTCTACGTATGTCCCAATACTTGTTAGCCGTCATAGCGTAAGAACCCATCCCATCCTTCACCCCAGTAATTAGAGTTATGCTCCATAACACGAGCAGGGGTAGAGCCACAATTAACATCCTGGTTATTGCCGATATACATTTGTGTATGGTTTTCACGATTTAATAGAATATCGCCACGTTGCAAATCAGAAGCAGGGATAACACCGCTGGTATACGGATGCCAACTGAATCCAACAGCAGTGAATCCGTCTACCATATCCCTTGTAGTGGATGCACTAACATTGAATCCTGCCTGGTTAAAGGCTGTGATTACAAAGCTAGAGCAGTCATAGCTAGAACCATTGGGATTATTGAGGCTCCTATTCGATTGGCTATATGTGATATAGGAATTTGTGGCCTTATTCACAGCCCATTGCACAGCGGATTCCACAGATGCGTTTGCCGCTGTAGAGCCACCACCAGAATTTATGTGGAACAGGTTGTTGATAATTTGGAGAATGTCGAAAGTTGTAGGAGTCAAATCCCAGATAAGAGAGCAGGAAACCCAACGTTGATATTGGATGTTGAATACTTGCAGGTAGCTTCCATCCTCCAAGCACCTGAACATCAAATCATCATTGAAATAGCAATAACCGTCTGCTTGCACAGTTGCTAGATAAGTGACGCTTTTTTCCTCGCCATTGATATAACGCTTACCAGCGAAAGAAATGGATTCAGCCATACTATACCTCACTTAGAGGGGACGTGCCGTTATTGTAGATATTGCCAATCTCGGGTGTGTAATACTTAGAGTTGACCCCGAAAGAAATACCATTCAGATAGATGGTTGTCATAGGTGGGATAGCAGTAGAAGGCTTAATCTCACCATTTGTTGTAACCTGCATCTGTACCAGGGAAGTACCAGCATATACAGGGAACATTACAGGGTAATCAGGGAACATGGATTCATCAGGGAGCGTTGCGATAGTCGCATTAGCATTGACTTGATTGATAGTCCTGATGTTACCGCAGAAGTTGACGATATTGTTAAGCGTCATGAAAGCGCAGGTATTAGGGCTGACAAGGGTTGGCGCAAGCGTCATAGTCCCGATTGCGGCTATTGTGCTGTAGGCCATGCTATCTCCTTTACATACAGGTTGTCCCTACACTAGTGTGGTACAAAAGTGTAGGGACTGGCTCGTGGTAGCTGTCAACTAAGGGATGCACTCCGTGGGCTAACGTCTTGCAAGTTCGGTACGTTTTACCGTAGCCTACCCGAACTTGCGAGCATCCTAACTCGGTTGAAGCTAGAATGTATGTTAGAGTGCATTTCAAAGATTGTCAATAGTTAATCAGCAGATTTAAACAGATTCCAAATCTTGCTGTCCTTCAGTTCAGGATTCAGCTTGATGATGTTCTCAATGATGCTGACAATCTCGGTCAGGCAGATATAGACACATACAGGGATTGCAAGAGGAATTGTGAATCCCAGTTCCATATAGCCACAGGCGAACTCGCATAGATAGCCAAGAATCATAGCGAAGATGAACGCCAGCTTATGATACAAGCCAGAGCGCATCTTCCCAGATTCCAACTCACCGTTCGCTACAGCCTGAACCACACCTGTGATAAGGTCGAACAGGATGAAAGCAAGCGTGAGGATAATCGGCAATACATGAATACCCATTATCGTTTCCTTTCAATCGTGATGATATAATCATCGTCCTCTAAAACAACCCTTTGTTGTTTCCCATTAGTACCACTAGGAGAACTACCGTTACCAGGATTAGCATATTTGTCCCAAGCATATTCATCACCGTAAAAATGGTTTAAATCCAAATCACCATCGTAACCGTTTATGCGACCGTCACTGCAAAACTGCCAAGCACACATAAGACCGTCACAATCTGGTGCATCATCCATGTCAAAGCGATAGAACCCAGGATGCAGGACGTTAGGATAAGAAGCAACCCAACGAGCGCAGTTCTGCTCGACACCTCCCTGGTCGAACCTCCAAGGATTACCATATATCCAACACCACACACCAGTTCGGTCATGGACATGATTAACAAAAGCATTGACCCATTCAACGCTCTGACCTTCCTCCCAGTCCAATACTGGGATGCCACGATACAGCCAATCCTCGATATTGTCAAGGAAGAACGTAGCTTCTGCGATAGGGTCATTATCCTTTGCGTAGTGGTAAAAGCCAATCTTCAATCCCAAGGTAGAAGATTCTTGAAGTTTCTTTTCAAAGTAGGGATTAAGGTAGTCGGTTCCCTCGGTGGCTTTCACTACTACTGCGTCAATCGGCAGAGGGGACAGGTCAATGTCCCCTTGCCAAGATGATATGTCAATGAAGTTAAGCATGGCATTATCCGAAGTTAATACCATCAATACGCACAGCATAGATAACTAGTGCAGTATTGTAAGCGGGCAACCCATCGCTCTTAAACACTTTTTCAATATGAACCTTATTTGTAGAAGTATTTATTTTGAACTGCGTTGCCATGACATTCTCTCCATCGGTCATGGAGATGCTACTGCCGCCATCTACCGAATCAAGCATCGCTATATCCTGCTTATGCCAGTAATCCACGGCACTGCCGCCGTAGAATGCAAACGTCTCGAGGATGAACGCGTTTGCCCATCCAGGGATGCTTGCGCTAAAGTCATATTCAGAACCTTGGTTGATTCCGACAGACGCGAAGATAATCTGCTTGGAAGGAAATGCGTTCAAAGCCCTACCCGTATTTCCCGTGGATAAGGAATCAAGAACGGAGGAAGATTTACTATATCTGATATTTCCGTTATAAGTCGCATCATCGCTATGGAATATGTTACCGACAGCCGTCAACTTGAAGGTGCTACCTCCTGGCAAGTCACCCCGTACATGGGCAGCGTATCCATAGTTGCTAGATAGCACATTATTGCGAAGAATGAGGTTTTGGCCAGAAGCGACGGTATTAGAAGCATGGCAAAGGAAAGCACCCTCGTACATGTTCTGATGATAAACCACGTCAGAGGAATTTCTAACCATGGTGCAATTGATGAATTCCACGGTCTGCTTATTGTTGGTTCCCATACCTACAGCCGGGAAAGCCTCGCTATAGAAATGGCAATTCTCAAGCAGGCCGAAAGCAGGCTCGTCATACTCCCTGCTTGCAGAATCAATATGGATTGCATAGCCAGGATAAGTATTGAGAACGTCATCCGAATTATATGTAGGAACCCAGGAGCCAACATTATCAAGCGTCATTTCAAACGATACGTTCTTGATATAGAAATTACCGCTGATACGCATGGGGCAGTTCTTATATACACCGCTTCGATTGACAATCTTGCAACGCTCGGTGTTATCACCGACAATGACAACGCTGTTGTATTTCAGGTCTGCATTGATTATTTCGTCATATACACCCTCTTTAAGGAGAATACGAACATCGTCACCGTCTTGATAGCTATTGAAAGCATCAGTCAAATTGGTGTAATCACCATCACCGTTTTGAGAGACTACAACGGCGATGTTCTTAATTTCACCTGTTAGAAAATCAATTCTTGCTTTTACTGCGGAAGAAGTAGGCAATGCCTGACTTTCCTCGACAGCAGTGGTGAAGTTCTTATAAGCGGCAGAACCCAATTCACCTTCAAGGCTTTCTACAGCTTCATATGCTTCATCTGCTGTAGCCTTAGCTTGTCGGGCTTCAACCCTATATGCTTCAATCTGTGCATTGTAGTTACCAGTCAACGCCCAGAAGTCCTCGTTGGTAATCGCAATGCCAACAGGGACGTACTGACGGGACGTGTAACTGTTCCCCTCATGGAGAACGATGGTCAGCGGCTCGTAGTTCTTGGTGGAATCCCAAGCAAGCGGCTCTGCGAACAGCGGGACGTAACGCGCACCGACGTATTCACGTACACTCATTTACCTCACCCTTTCTGGTGTCTGGTCAACACGGTTGGGGCTGTCTGCGTTCCAGCGCAGAATCAAACGCCCATACGTGTCCTCACTATAGTTGATGCCTGTGTCGAAGTCAATGTCATTCCAGCTTTCAGGAATGTACGCAACGAAATGACCGTCAAGCGTAAGGCCGAAATAGACCTGCCTGATAGTCTTCAGGAAAATCCATTCCATGTTCTGCATAATCCAGGTGGCAACCTGGTCTGCATAGTAATCATCGAACCCATGCGCCTTGAACTGCTCGAACTGGTTATTGATTTCAGTAACAGCCTGTTGCAACTCGCTCACTGCATCGCTGGTCACGTTATTGCTGTCAATGACCTCATTCAGCTTCGCTACTACCTTTGCAAGCAATTCGTAGTAACTAAGCGAATCGTCATATACGGCAGGTAGAACCTTCTGGCACCAGAAGCGGAAATTGCCAACGGTTGTGGTAGGCGTTAGAACAATGCTCATATTATCCCTCCTTTACCATAGTCCCATGAACAGGTCATCCAACCTATCCACGATTTCTAAATCGATATTAAGGAAAGTCTTGCGGTACTTCATCAGCAAATCGGATTGGCTCTCCCTGAACCCGTCAGTCTCATGGACGCGCCAACCCTCGTCATTCTCACCACGGTTCGTAGTGTTGTGACCTGTGGACGAACTCGAACCCGTTGCATGGTTAGTGTCGGTTCCGTTGTCATAGGTGACATTCGTTGCGTATTTCAAGGATTCAATGCTATCACTTTCAAGCAGTGACATAGGTGTGTCCTGGTAAACGTTCCTGTTGCTGTTCGTGCCGTTGCTGTCAGTCTGGGAATTGGACGAATGGGTGGAATCGTTAACCGTATCGACAACGTTATCCCTGTTCCAGCTTTCCGTATAGCCCTCGTGAACAGATTTCATAGGGTCAGTCACAAGCGATTGGGATTCATACATCTGGTTGTAGTAGGGCATAATCTCGTGCATCGTCCTACGTAGCATCATACGGAAATGCCCCATAGTCTCGAATCCGATTTCACGGAAGTAGTACCTACGGATAATCTTATCGTTCAGCGTTGAGCGGTACGCTTCATCGAAGATGGGATAATCCGCAAGACCGAGCATGTCATACGCTCTAGGCCAGTTTTCCTCTAGGTTTTCCAGGTGCAGGTCTGCTAGCTTCTGCTCGATGGGAAAACGCAGCTGTGTTGTATACTTGCTCATGCAAGACCTCCTTTATTCATCTGCACCCGTGGCAGAAGTGGCGGGTTGCATACCGCCGACCTGTGCCTGTGCATCGCCTGTATTGGCTGTACGGATGTACGCGCCGCTACGGAACTCGCAATCAACGTTAAGGCCGAACAGCTTGTTGATTTCGTCACATGCTTGCTTTCGCGCATTCAGTCGCGTGAATCGCTGTGATTCAACGTCACCCATAGAGTTGATAACCTCGTCAGAGACAAGACGTTCCTTCTTGTCAGTGTTGACATTCTCGATTCCAAGGTAGGTCAACGCTTCGTTCCAAAGCTGATGCTTGTAAATCTGCATCTCATTTGCTGTGTACGGGGCAGACGTGTCCAAGACCTCGATACCGTCCAAGTCTAGGTTCTTGTCTCCGAAAATCCAGGGCTTTCCCTCGTCAACGTCCTTAACAAGGTTGAGCAACGTCAGGCGTTGCTTCTCGTTGCACCGCACAATCTTAGGTGTGCGCTGGGCATGAACATTCACATCAATGGTGCGTTGGATGTTCGCAAGGCGCATTGCGTATTGGTTCAGCGTTGCCCACATGGGTACGCGAAGGAAGTTATTGAAGATGATGACGCTGTTATCCTCGTCACACTTGTATTGGAAGCCATTAACCGCATAGGCAGTCCTGGTCTTGGGGTAGTTATACATATCCCATTGACCTTGAATCATCATGGGCAGTACGGCATAGCCCTTGGGAGCGCGCCTTTCATCGTCCGACTTCAGTGCTTCATCGAAGAAGAACCCACAGAACCCGTCACGCAACAGCCAGAACTCCAACATGCGCTCGTCCACACCATCGGGCAGACCTTTCCACTTAAACACGCTCATAGCCATGTCCAGCAAACGCCACATATGCATGAGATACGTCTGCTGGTTGGTAACGAACAATTCAAAGTTCTGGTTCTTCTTGCCGTTCTGCATGATGGTGGTCGGCACCGAACCGTCAGGCATAAACATTCCAGTGTGCATATCCGCTCCTTAGAGTTGGTTGTTCAGAGAGTAGTTTCCAACATCCCAAGTATGCCAGAACGTGATACCGCTGTCAAAGATGGAATTGATTTGAGCCATATCGTCAGCGGGAACGTTCCCATTGTTTGCGCTGTTGATTGTCTTCACGTAGTTCCAGCTTGGGCGGCTGTAGATGTTAGGTGTCTTTACAACTTCAACGCAATAGCCAAACATTGAGAAGAAATCATCAACTATTTCAGCAAACTCGCGTGTAATAACAACCTGGTCAACATTAAAAGTTTGCATGTGAAGCTGATACATCGTGTTCCCTGCTGTTGAACCTCTAAGGGTATCAGGTGTCATTTCCATACGGTTACCTGTTGCGGCAAGACTAAGAAGACCAGCAATACCAGCACCAGATGCAATATCTGCACTAGAAGCCTGAATCTTCTCTGTTTGCCTTGATGCTTGTTTTGTTGCAAGAACACCACTACCTTTAGTTGCTGCGCTAGTAGCACTCTTAGCACCTTGGCTAAGAAATCTTGACGCGACACCAAGACCTCTTGCGGCTGGTACAGCAACCATAGCCGTATTAGCTATAATAGAAAGCGCGTTTGCTAGACCATTTTGCGCACTCCATGTCTGGTATGCAGAATATGTCCATCCGCATTTCTGCGTAATCGGGAACGATAGTCCAGCATCGTAATTAGTCTGAACACCTGCATATCCTTTAGGTGCAACAATTAGCGAAGCGTCAGGGTCTAGTGCTGATGTAACAAGATAATGGAAACCTTCGATATTAGCCCATAACTCATACTTAAGTTCTGTTTGACCACCGTTATTGTCTGTCATTCGGCAGAAGCAGTAAGGATAGGTAAACAGCTTGTTATTCTTAGGCACATATCCACCGCCAAGTGATGTTGGTCTTGTGGTAGACCAATCTTGTCCTGTGGGAATACTGTCTGTTGCTACACCGTGGTCAGAACCAACATTCGGCGTGAAATCCTTTGGGAACATAAATATGTTTGAAATGCTGTCAGCGGAACCAAATTCATTCAAATGGTTTAGGAAGTCTTGAAGCACATTCATATCATCAAAAGCATAATACTTGGAACCACAATAGCACCTTTGGTATTCTCCTCCTGATACTGGTTTTGCATAGCCTGTTGTAAGCGGCTCATGGATAAAAACTTCTGGGTAAGCATTAGTTTGAACTATTACCCATTTATCCCACATATCAATGTTAGTGAACCTATCCTTGGTTTCAAGATTGAATCCCATCTGCGGTTCAGGGTTGCAGTGAAGACCGATGGTATCATCCGCCACATGCTCACGCTCAACCAATGCTTTCTTCAAAGACCAGTCATACCACCACGTTTGGATGACGTCCAACTCCAATAGCAACTCGGTGCAGTTCTCGTTGATATAGTTGCAACCAACGATGAACGCATAGAACCACTTGGAGCCGTAGTTGGCATTCTGGTACATGACATAGTTGTAGGTGTACAGACGCTCCGCGTTGAAGTTGACCCTAATAGCATTGTTCATGCGCACATAGGTATAGGTATTCTCTTCTAGGGAAGAATCCATCTTAGTCATGAATGCCGCCGCCTGTGCCGCCTGGTTCCAGCCCTTGGAGATAACGGTATGCCGATAGCTGTTGTCGAAGGGGACACGTCCGATATGGATAGTCCCTCTAGGTGTGAAATTTGCCATTTATACTCCTAAAAGAATAGGCGCGATATTTCTATCGCGCCTTGTGGGAAGGAACACCAACCGTATAGGCGCACCCTCAATATAGCAGATATGCTAGGCAGATACAACAGTAATAGTTGCAGTGCCAGCAGTTCCGTCAACGGCAGTCGCAGTGACGGTAATGGTATGGGCAGTGGATTCCTCGCCCTCACCCTCGGTGGTCGGCTCGTTTGCGCCGATATGGAGAACGCCGCTTTGCGGGTCGATGCGTGTGTTGGAGGAAACCTGACCCTCGATAGACCAGGTAACGGTCTGGTCGATAAGGCCAGTTCCAGCGACAGCGGCAGTAAGGCCGAAGGACGCACCCTGGGAGACGGAAGCAGTGGACGGGGTTACGGTAACGCCAGTGATAGCGTTGGCCTGGGTGTTGAAGACGATAGCGTTAGCATAGGGAGATACGCTAAAGGTCTTCCACACATGATACCAATACTGCCAGTACAGACCCTCACCGTTATAGTTCTCAGTAAACGAAGTGAAGTTGTCGAACACCATCCACCATTCACGGTCAACCTTGATAGCGGTAACTGCTTCCAGCTTTGCAATCTCGGCTTCGGTGAACGGGGTATAGGTATCGTCCTCCTCGAACAGCTCCGACAATCGCTCGGTATCGTCAGCATCGAAGGTGAAGCTGTCGATTGCGATACGCTGACCAAGGTACTGAACCTCGTCAATATGGAAAGCGTTTGCAAGAACCTTCACGCCTACAACCGCCTCAAGCGCGTTCGGCACGATAATAACCTGGTCTGCAACAGGGGTTGCATTACGGACACGAGCACGATTGTAGATGGTCTTCAAGAAGGTGAGGTTGTTGGTGTACTCACGGTACTTGGTCACTGCATCCTCGGGGTCGGCATTGGCACCAGTGATGGGCTTGGTGGTGACGGTATACATGCCGCCGTTAAGAATCTCGCGACACATCATGTACTTCATCACCAGGAACTCGTCCAGTTCCATAGACGTAGACATGGCATCCACGATTCGAGCAATAAGGTCAGAGATGCCAGAGTAGGCAAGAAATGCCTGGCGAAGCTGGACATTCTTAATGGTCTGCTTGTAGAACTTCTGGTAGTTCATGGTGTGGAAAGCGGCGCGAACATCGGGAATCTCACGCTTGAACACCTCTGTCTCCGCCTTGGCAGGGTTGAACTTGTGCGGCTTCGCGATGTTGACGAAGATTTCCTCGATAGTCTCACCGAAGTCAAGGGTGCCGCGCTTGAACACAGCCCAGGGGTTGCTCCACATCTTAGACGTGACCAGAACCATGCCGATGCGGTTAACTAGGGCATTAAGGTATGCATTCTGATAGGTCTGCTGGGACATGATGAACTCGCCGATGTTGTGGAGTGCGCGAGTATCATCAACGATACGTACAGGATTCATTACTTAACCTCTTCTACTAGTCCTGCGGCTAAAAGACCATCACGGAGAACAGGAGTCTCGTTGATAATGGCTTCGAGAGCCTGTTTTCCATACTCGGCCTTGTTAGCCTTGGTCATGTTCTCGTATGCGCCCATTACGGCATTGTCTGGCTTAGTTGGCATTGTACTTGTTCCTTCCTGCGAACAACTCATTGAAACTACGGGTTACGGAATCTTGCCGAATATCATCGGCATTGTCCTGCTTGGCCTTTTGCGGAGAAGACAGGAAAGCATTGGCGAACTTGGCCTTTGCGTTCTCCAACTCCTGCGCCAGGTTGTCGCGCTCCGCGATTGCGCTATCCCGCTCGGATTGCGCCGTGTCGCGCTCGGTGGCGATAGCATCTGCAATGTCGCGCTCAACAACATCGGCTTCCACCTCGCCCTCCATAAGTTCCTCCCTAAAGACGTAAGGCATATCTAACACCTCCTTATAAAAGAAATAGACCCTAGGAAAACCTAGGGTCTATGATATACGTGTTTAATTCTGACGTCAATATTAAACAGTTAATCGAATTGCGAATGCAATATGAAATCCACGAACGTATCACCATCCATACTAGAGAAGTCGAAGAACTCCACTATCTTTCCGTCCACCCAATGCTCAACGCATTGCGTGTCACCGTTTACGATGTACCCTTCTCGTGGCACCATTACAGATTCATCCTCGCTCTGTACGCTTTCATTTCCTTTTGGAACTTGTATGAGCAGAACATGGCAAGCGTCTCGAATGACATGGAATGCACTATCTTGCCGTCCTTGCCATACATTAATATGTACCGCTTCTGGTTGTCAACCCAGCAACGGGATATTTCAGGGTCTTTGATTTTAGGCAATTAACTCACCGACAAGTAAACGATTCATTACAGCGTCTCCCTAATCTTCATCTTGTCAGGAGTGAGGACAATGCCGCCAGGAACCCTTTGAGTATACAGCTTGCCCTCGTACTCCGCGCCGAAGTCGAAGTTGTCAATGTTAACCTGGGAATGGCATTGGACTGGCATTCCCGCAACGTGTACGGTCGGTTTCTCCGCGCCCACCTCATATTCGAGATAGCATTTCGCACGAAGGAACTTAGCTTTCGTGAAAGTCGATTCATGTTTCCATGCTCCTAGCCTTACAGGGTCAACGTCCAGAACATCGGGTATCTCTGTTCCTACCAAGTGCAGTGAATCGGTGTCTGCATAGATGAACCTGTCATACACTGATTGTGCGCTCGTGATTGTCTTATACCTTGCATAGCTGGTGACGAACACACCAACGGGCAGGTATACGGGGTCGCGCTGTTCTGGTTCCAGGTCTACATATCGCAGTACGTTGTCAATCAGCATCGGCCTGCGGCTACGCACCTCTGTACGGGTAGCGAACTTGCCGTACAGTGAGTTAAGCTGTAGCTTCGCTATCTGTCGAAGACCAGCATTACCATCTATCGTTCCCTGGTTCTTAATCTCAACCCACTTGTTTACATATTCCTTGAACAGCAATGACGTGGCCTTGAAGTAGTACCCTCCAATCCATTTCAAGTTATAGACATGGTACTGCTGTTGAATCAACTCCCAATCAACCGATGTTATAGTAAATGTAACTTCACCATCACTTTTCTCAAGGTACTCTGTCTGATTGAATCTGAAATTCCCTTTAAGCTGAATGCAGGGTATATGCCCTTCCTTGATTCTGAAGGAACAGGTGATACAGGCAATCCACAATGAGTAACCGTCATTGGGATGCGGCTTGCCGCCGAACCATACAGGCTTGCCGAACGGTAGACGCTGACCATCACATGCCGACATTACGGATGGGTACAGACTGTTAACATCGAAAACTATACCATCCTCTATGTCCTTGCCTTGGAACCTGGGGTTGACATACGTGAAACCTCCACGATATGCCTTGCGAATGAACTCGTCTTCCTCTGGCTCAAGCATGGGGAACAGGCTACGGAAGCCCTTATGCCCACCGTTCATCTTCTTGAAGTCATATAGCGCGTTGCTTCCTGCGGTCATCTTGCACATGCCTTGCTTGAGGAAGGTTTCCATAACCATAGCGGCAATCTGTACATCGTTCCTGATGTATGCCTGCTCGTCCTCGGTCAACTCGTGGCCTACCTCCCTGAAAGCCGTATAGTCTAAATCGCCTTTCAGAATCGGCAGTTTGTATGCCTTTGCCATTGCCTTGATTGAAAGCGGGATGATTTTAAGGCTGTCCATAATCTTGACGTTGAAAGCACGTGTGAAGTACAGTTCGATGCAATACACCTGGTTGGCATCGCTGATAAGCGTCATATAGGTGAAGTCTGAAATCTCGTTTCGGTTCTGTACCCAACGCCACCCGTTGCGCTCAAGCCAATCCATCAGGAACGCACCATCGAATCCCAGGTTGTGAAAATACACGTTGCATTGCGCATTGCGCCTGCACCAGTCAATGAACCACTCGATTGAGGTTCCGTATTCAACGTTCTCATGGTTGCTAATCTCGCAAACCGCTGCCGCCCATACTCGGCAATCGTTCACGTCTGTGGTTGTCTCGAAGTCGGCTGTATAGCTTCGCCGCATTAGTCCTTCCTCCCAGTCCGTGAAATCGCCCAGGTTGTATTCGTAGTCTTCCCTAACCATTCCAACCAACCCTTCTAGCATGTTTGATAACATAGGCCACAGCCCTGTCATGCCTTGTCTCTGGGGATTCAGACAGATAGGCCAATGTCTTTGTATTGATGTAGATATAATCTGGGATAAGTTCCTGGTCGCCACGGTTGAACAGATGCAACAGATATGCAGGTTCTTCCCTTTGCATCCATTCCATTGCGTTTATAAGTTCGTCATAGCCCTCTTGCAAGTGATGACGGTTCTTCGGGTCTTTCCATACACCTAGATATACCTCAACCTTAGATTCAACCTGTGAAGCAACGCGCTTGCGCTCTGCGTCTTCCGCTTCCCATCTTGCGCGTCTTTCCTCGTCTGTCTCATAATATTCATCGTCAGGTTCACCAATCATGCTATCCATATCCGTATCGGAAATGAAAGTCGCGTATTCTGCTTCACTCATTTCCTCGATAGGTTTCAAACCTTCATCGGCTCTGCGCTTCCTTTCCTCTGCAAGTTCACGCTTCTGCCTACGCCTGTCAGCACGAATGTTATATTGCTTCTCCTTGTGCTGATAATTGGTCAACTTGTCTGATTCGCGGAACTCCAAAGCATCGGGATTGACAGACTTCAAGATACGGTCTAGCTTGGACGGCCTGCCGCGCTTCCTATCGTTCGCATAGCCTACGATACGCCTGAAATCGTTAACGTTCTTAACATCGTTCTTGATTCCTTCGACTGTGACCCTATCAGGAAGCAACTCTATAAGCTGGGGATTATTCCTCAGTTCTTTCTCGCGCATGGTGATAGCGCGATTGAACGCTCTTACAGCAGATTGAAGCCTGTGTAAGCGTCCAGGAGTCCACTTGAAAGACATATATCACCCTTACTCGTTAGAACCTTCTTAGGTGTGACCACGTAGAATCCTCGCGTCTCCACCTGACAATAAAGCTGAAAGATTGCAACCCACTTAGCATCGACCTCGAATTTGAATCTTCGGGTCATGCTATCGCACAACCATTCGACCTTGATAAGCCACTTGGATTTGAACTTCTCCATGTGTGGAAGACTTGAGAAGTGGAAGGTAACTCCTTCCACTTCATAGGTAAACGGTGTGTTCTTCAAGTCATAGCACACGCCTGACGGGGTTAGGTTACTCAATCCGAATCACCTTGAACCCTAGCCCAGTTGCGCGCTCCAAATCCTTGCGCATACCAGCATGAATGTCAAGCATTGCTTCGGTCTTGGAACATACGCTCACCCCGTACTCGCCATTGTCGAATACTTCATCCATTTCCAGGTCTACGCACTCCTGGATGAAATCTACCAGGGCAATCTCCAACTCTGCGTAAGCCCTGATGAATTTTTCCAAACGCTTCTTTTCTGCCATTCTTCCTCCTTAGATAACCGCAACGGTAATTGCGTAAATGAAAATTATGAGCATACCCGCCTTTGTGTTGTTGGCGGTCTGCTCTGGCTCTGCTAACCATAACAGCAACAGCGCAAGAAAAGCTAAGATAGTGAAAAGAAAAAACAAAATCATCACAAACCCTCCATCTAAAAGTTCGGGCAGGTAGCGCATTGACTACCTGCCCAGGTTCAAAAGAAAGGACTAACGGTTACTTAGCCTGAACATCGAACGTCAGCATGGAACCCTTGCCTACGCTAATCTGCTTAATAAGGCAGGGCAACGGCTCGTCCCAGGTCGGCTCGCCGAAGATTGCAATGGCCTTCTTGAGAGCATTAAAGATACCGTTGGAAACGGCCTGGTAGGACTTGCCAGCATCGTCAATCAGGACAACACGGACAGCAACCTCGATGACACCTGTTTCCTCGTTGGTCAACTCAATCTGTTCTGCGAGAACATCCTTGACCATGATAACCTTGTTGATGAAATCACCAACCTTGTGGTCGGGGTTGTTGGAAGCGTTGAACACGGCAATCTTGGCATCGCGGGTTCCACCCTTGATGGAGCAAAACATGGAAGTCTGGTTAGCAGACAACTCCTGTGCAACGTTCATCAGTTCCATAGATTCGGACATAGCATTTCCTTTCTCTCGTGGTGTTAGCCCGTTGACTAAACTTCATTAACCACGTACCAGGGGATTGTCGGATGTTTGCAATCCCCTGACCGTGATTAATCTTTCGATTAATCGAGTGGAAGGACGGTACAATCCTCGCAGATGGACTTGAGCGCTTCGGTGGTGAAGGTGTAGCGAACCTTCGCAACCTTGTCGGCGTATACGTCTGCGCCGCGCTTGCACTCGAAACCTGCGTCCATGATAGCCTTGCGAATGTCGGACTTGGTCATGGAAGTTTCCTCGACCTCGCACAGCTTGGTCTTGACCAAATCATAACGCCCGTCTTCGGCCTGCTTCATCTCGCAAATACCAATCTCGAACTTGAAGAATGTAATCTGACGTGCCATTTTTCTCTCCTTTACAGTTGGCTTGTCTTTCCCGTTACGGGATATATTACTCTTTCTCGAAAGGTTGTTTAACGTGAACCGTGAAAAAGTTTGCTATTTCACAAAATCTTCACAATTCCCGTTTGTCGATAAAGTCTCATGCTGTGCGCAAATTTTAACATGATTGCTCCTAACTGCGCACAGCGTGAGACTTTATCATTACCGAAAAAATGTTTCACGGTAGGCACTTGTATCTATAGATAGTTTTTAATCCTATATTCCAAGAACTCCAAATAGCTTGGCTCTTGTACGATGAAATGTTTTCCTACCAACTTTTCCTTTTTCAAATACCCATACTTGACTAGCTTCTTAAAAACCTTTGTCCCGTTGGATACGTCACCTTTGCATTCCATACCGCAGTATTTCACAAGTGCTGATACAGATGTAAATACCACGTATTCAGAAGAAAGAATTTCAGCCATTTTCACACCAACAACTCCTAATCCTCTTTTGGCTCCCATTGTGCGCAGTCTTCGCTATCGTCTTCTTTCCAGACAAGTTCAACCTTGCACAAGTGACAACCGTAGGTGTAGTCAAACTTGACAGTAGCCCATTCAGGGTTATCCCCTTCAAGTCCACAGAACCACTTTTTACGGAATTTTTCACCGTAGAAGCATGTTTCGCATATCTTTTTAAACATGATAGTCTCCTTACTGTGCCTACCGTGAAACATTTTTTTCGGTTATAGCCTTTCGATTGTTGGGTTATCCCAAAATTCTAATGCGTCCAAAGCATACCACTTGGGGACAGCCAGCCATTAGCGAAAATGTATTCACCATTGTTTGCCCTAGTTTCGGCGGCTTTGCGCATATCTTTTGCGCTCAAGTCACGAACAAAAGAGCAATAATCTTGAATAAAAGCGTGTAGGTGTTTCCACGTTGTAACGCTGTAGTCATATCTCGGCAAAAGGAACAATTGCATCTTACAATAGACAGCAACGATTGATGAATAAGACTCAAGAACCAAGCAGTCGTACAGATGCACGTATTCGCCGTTATCTAGCTCAAGGGTAATTTCTTTATATTCGTGAACTTGTGCACACATAGAACGCAGTTTCATAGGGATCATCCTTTCTTTTGTTGTTTATCCCTTATGGGTTGTGCTGTATTTTCAGCACTACCCCATTTGAAACTAATGTGTAAAAGTACAATTCTTTTCAATTTCCCCAAAGCTATCAAACAACCACAATGAAACCCTCTCAATCCGCGTTTTACCATCAGTAAACTTGTGATAGTATTCACCAACGCAACGAAAATAAAACGTACGTGCATCCGCGTAATCGTCGAACTCATAATGGACATCACAACTTTCTTGAACCCCGTTATTTTTAGGGAATGTCTTATCAATGCATACAGTATTCTTGCTCATTTTTGGGTATCCTTCCTTATAGATTATACAACCCATAAGGGATAACCCAACAATCGAAAGGCTATGTCTAATGTGCTACGCTCATATGTAACTGTCAATGTACTTTTAGCTTGTTAGGCTAGGGCTACTGCCTTTTGTTTAGCTTTTGTCTCCTTTCGTTTTGTTTTCCCTTTCCTTGATTAGATATATTACTCTTATGTGTAGGCATAGT